CACTAAGCGAGATGGTGGATGATGTTAAGTCTAACCTCATTGGTTATACGCTACGTCAAGACCGCATTACTTATGTAACAAACGCTTCTGGTCTAACGACCACTTCTAGCGCTATCACTGTTGGCTCAGCCGACAACCTTGCTAAAGGTATCATCGAAATTGATGATGAACTTATCTGGGTAGATAGATTCGATAAAGCAACTAACACAATGACTGTAGCCCCAGGCTTTGGTCGTGGCTATATGGGAACTACTGCAGCACCACACGCACAATATGCCCAAGTTACCTTGGCTCCAACCTTCCCACGCAATGCAATCAAGAAGGCTATCAACGACACTATCAACAGTTACTTCCCTAAACTCTGGGCAGTAACCTCAACAACATTTACCTATAACGCAGCGCAGACAACCTATCCGCTGCCAGATGACCTAGAATCAATCCTGTTTGTCTCGTGGCAGACCACAGGTTCATCTCAGGAATGGCTCCCAGTTAACCGCTGGAGAGCAGATGGAATGGCAAATGCCGCTACCTTCAACACTAACAACACCATCAACATTTATGAAAACATTCAACCTGGACGTACAGTTCAAGTCTGGTATACAACAGAACCCAATACCCTTGATGCTAATACCGACGATTATGAAGATGTTACTGGTCTTCCTGCAAGCAGTTATGATGTTACTGTCCTTGGTGCCTGCTACAAGTTACTCACTTTCCTTGACGCTGGACGTATAAATCTATCTAGCGCTGAGGCTGATCTTAATGACACCAAGAACCCATACAACTCTGGTGCATCTGCTTCTCGTTATGTCTTTGCTCTGTTCCAACAGCGACTACAGGAGGAAGCGTTGAAGTTATCAGACAAGTATCCAATCCGTATTCACTACACCAAATAAGGAAGGCCAATGACACGAAAATTTAGTTCGACTAGCGTTGAGACAACGCTGGCATCTGGAATCAATTCCAGCGTGACTTCTATGACCGTTGCCTCTGGTACTGGCTCTGCCCTCCTTGGTGGAGTAACACTTAGTCCAGCAGTAGGCGGTGTTTATCCAGACCAGTTCACAGTTGCTCTAGACCCAGATACCACCAGTGAAGAGATTGTCTTCATCACTGCAGTATCCTCAGACACATTCACGATTGTTCGTGGACGAGCAGGAACTAGCCAGATTTCACATAGCGCTGGTGCAACCGTCAAACACGTTTTAACATCAGATGATCTCAACGCCTTTGAAGCAGGGCTAGATAGCGGTTCAGGTGGAACCGTCTCTGGCTTGATGCTAATGGGTGGGTAAAGCCAAACACTAACTAAGGAGAAAGAAAAGAAATGCCAACAAACTACAAGGTGCTTGGTCAATCTAACCCAAGTGCAACAACTGCAACATCACTCTACACAGTACCTGCTGCAACGCAGGCAATCGTCTCAACGATTACTGTCTGTAACCAGGCTGCATCTGCTGCTACCTATCGTATTGCTGTGCGTGTGGCTGGTGCTACTTTGGCTGCCAGCCAGTACATTGCATATGACGTATCTCTGCCTGGTAATGCCTCAGATACCTTGACCCTTGGTGTCACTCTTGGAGCAACAGATGTGATTACTGTCTATGCCTCATCTGCAACAATGTCATTCAACGCATACGGAAGCGAGTTATCATAGTATGAGTATTGGAAGAGTGCCTGGCGCTACTGGTATTCAGCCCAGTATCGTTGATGCAAAAGGGGATTTAATCGCTGCTACTGCGGCAGACAGCGTGAGCCGTCTTGCAGTGGGGTCAAATGACCAAGTTCTCACCGCTGACTCAAGTACGGCAACAGGGTTGAAGTGGGCTACACCTTCAAGTGTTTCTGCTGCAACTCAAACCGAACTTGAAGCAGCATCTAGCACTACTGTTTACACTTCTCCAGGTCGTCAGCAATACCATCCAAGCGCCGCTAAAGGTTGGGTGACATTTACAGGAACAACTCCCTATACAATTAATGGGTCATATAACGTTAGTTCTGTAAGTTCTGTTGCAACTGCTCAATATCGCGTAAATTGGGATGTTGATTTTAGTAGCGGTAATTATGCCTACTCAATAAATTGTCGCAAATTAGACACTGATGCACCAACAACAGCAACAATGATTGTATGCAATCCATTTACCGTAAATGCTGCTTACATTGATTTTGCTTTAATGTGCATCAATGGAACTCGTACTGAAGCACCAGCGGTAACTGTTATCGGATTCGGAGACCAGTAAAGGAAATTATGACAAAAATTATTTTATGGGAAATGACCGAAGGTACTTTGGCTGGTCAACAGGTAACTACCTTTCCTGCCCCACAAAGCGAATTAGCGCAAACACGTCCTGATGTTGAACAAATGACAGAATCAGAATACATTGATTTTATCATTCAAAAAGATGTATTACCTTATAATCCTAAAAATATCAGAATTGTAGATGCAACTTCTGAGTTACTCAATGGAGGTAACTAACAGTGGCTACAGGAAGATTACCAGACCCCAACACAGCACCCGTTACCGCTAAGGGCGACCTATATACCTACAGCACCGTACCTGCCAAGTTAGCAGTAGGCAACAACGGCGAAACACTCGTTGCAGATAGTTCCGCTTCAACAGGCTTGCGCTATAACCCGACAATGGCTGCTGGTAAAAATTATTGTATTAACGGAGCATTTGATATTTGGCAACGAGGTACGACTTTTACAAATCCAAGTAGTGCAGGCATTTACACCGCCGATAGATGGACTGTCTATTTCAACGGAAACGGCACAGTTACTCAGGAAACCTCAGTAAAGCCTGACACAAGCACATACGCATTAAAAGTAACTGCAACCGCTTCATCTGCGGATAATTCTGTTTATCAACTAATTGAGCAACTTAATATGGAACAGTTTAGAGGCAAAACAATTACTCTATCTGTAAAAGTCGCTGGAACTGCAACGCTTGCACCTGCCATTGCTCTCGCATATTCAACGACTGCCGACAATTCTCTTACTGCTACAAACACCGCCATAACTGCATCAAGTGAAACAAAACCAGCAATAAACGCATCTACATTTGTCACTTATATTTCACAATTTGCTGTTCCTACTACTGCCAAAACGCTTCGTATTCAACTTGGTTCAGGCACAATGGCAAACACAAATGTGCTTTATTGGGCAGAAGCACAAATAGAAATCGGTTCAACTGCAACCGCTTTCAGTCGCGCAGGTGGCACACTCGCAGGGGAGTTAGGCGCTTGCCAAAGGTATTACTATCGTATTGCTGGCAACAGCGCTTATTCTTATACTGGCTATGGTTCTGGTTATTCATCCACAGTTGCTTTCTATGTTGTTCCAATGAAGCAAACAATGAGAGTTGAGCCGACAGCAATAGATTATGCCAATATTGGAACCAGCGACCTGATAAATGCGACCATTGCTTTTACTGCTTTAACAATAGATTCAGCAGGTAGTGGTCCAGACTTCCTTCTTCTACAAGGCACAGTGGCGTCGGGTATAACTCAATATAGACCTTATTACATAAACAATAACAATAATGCGGCTGGTTATATCGGCTTCAGTTCGGAGTTATAAAATGGAATATACAGTTATTACAGATATACGCGGTGTTGAACACATCTTGATTGACCACGGTAACGACCAATTTACCTCAATGCCGAAGGCAATCTGGGACGAGCAGCAAAAGGCAGCCGAACTAGGCGGAACACTCTAATAGGAGTCTCCCTGTGGTAGCCTTGATCTATGAAAGAGATACCTCTAGAACAGATCAAGGCAAAACTACAAGACCGCTATAAAGCCCAAGGCTTTGGCGATAACCTATTCAATAACGACTGGAACCTGCTTTTACGCACTGGCAAACACCCACAGAAGGCCAGTGTAGAAGACCTCCAGAACGCCATTCTAAGGGCCAATAGCCAGGCTACGAGGGCCAACTATGCCTCTAGGCTTAAAAGCGTCTATAAGGCCCTACGGAAGATGAATCTGATAGACAACAGACCAGACGAAGATCTGCCTGATGTCAAGAAGAAACGGGGTACACCCCACCCATTGACCAGAGGTGAGGCTCAGTTGCTTATGACTGAAGCCCGTATGCCTATGAAGCATTGGTTTATCTTGGGTTGTTGTGCAGGTCTTCGGGCTATGGAAGTATCCAAGATCCGAGGTATTGACCTAGAAGAGACTGATGATGGTCATATCCTTCGAGTCTATGGCAAGGGTGGCACGGACCTAGCAGTACCTGTTGCCCCAGTAGTTGCAGATTTAATCAAGTCCTATAACACTAAAGGCAGGCTATTTACAGTCACGCCTAACAAGTTATCCTCAAGGGCCAGCGCTGAGATGAAGCGCCTTGGGATACCTAAGAAAACTTTCCACGCCTGTCGCCATTACTTTGCTACCACGATGTTAGAGAAGTCTGGTGGTGACCTGCTGGCAGTACGAGATTTGATGAGACATTCATCGGTAGAAACAACACAGGTTTATACACAGTTAGCGACTGGAAGAACGAGGTCGTTAGTAAACCTTATCGAATAAAGGAGAAGCAGTGGTCCCACCATATGGTGCTGACATCACGGATCCGATTCCGTACCCGTTGTCTAACCCACAGAGCGCAACTCAATACAACTCCACTAGCGAAGCCTACGATGTTGCTATCAATGGTCAGCCATACTTCTTAATGTCATCTGACGAGTCACCCTATCGTCGTGTCACTGCTCAGTATCGTAAGCAACAGTATGACCAGACCCGTGAGGCTGGCGAGCAGTCGCTCACTGGCTGGTGGTTTAGAAGCCAGTCATCCTTTCATCTAGGTCAAGGCATAAAATACTTTGAGCCTGCTCAGGATGAATCACTGCGCTTCCAGTACACAGAGTCCAAGGGTGTTAATGTCTGGAACAAGGGCCAAGTAACTCTTATTAACGATGTAGACCAAGGTCACAACACTACCTCTGCAATCAATGCCAATGGCAGACCAGACCAACATCTGCGATCTATCAAGTGGACCAAGAGTGGTAATACTTATGATGGTTGCCTACTGCTTGACGGTTTTGATATCAATAAAGTTTATCCAACCATAACGGCATCCGTTACTAATAAGGCTCTGACCTCTAACGTAGCAACGCTGACAACTGCTGCTGCTCACGGTTTTGCGGTAGGTATGACCG